GCCGCCAAGCCCTGCTGACCCTGACCCACACCCAGCGCACCAGACGGACGACCAAGGACAACGCTCATGGGGTCAAAGGCTGCTCCGTAAAGTCCAACCAACTGGCTCTGATAGGCGCGGTTAGCAGCCATCTCTCCCTGCTGCGCCTGACCCAGCATACCAAGGTTAGCGATGTTCTGCTGCTGTTGAGCCGCTTGGAACGCACGGTTTTGCAGCCCCATGTTAGTAAGCTGCTCAGCGTTGAACAACCCCACTTGGTTCTGCGCGGCTTGGTTAGCCAGAGCAGCACGCATCGCCACATCCTGATTGGACAGCATCCCCTGATTACCAGCAGTAGCTCCAAATTGCGCGGCAGCGTTCTGAGCATCGATGTTAGCCAGAGCCATCTGCTGCTGGGCCTGCTGGTTGGCAGCAGCCTGCTGAAGGAACGCTTGCTGGTTAGCCAGCGTAGCCTGATTCGCGGCACCCGCACCAAATTGCGCAGCTTCCTGAGCGGCTTGCATATTAGCCAAGCCAAACTGGTTAGCCGCCGACTGATTGGAAAGTCCGTACTGACCAAGCAACGCCTGATTGGCCATATTGGCCTGCATCTGCGCTTGCTGGTTAGCGAGGGCAAACTGAGCTGCCTGCTGAGCATTGAACTGCCCCGACTGCATCCCAGCCTGCTGATTGGCTAGGGCAAAGCGAGCCTGCTGTTCAGCGTTAGCCATAGCCGCAGCGTTCTGCGCACCCGCACCAAACTGCGCTGCCTGATTGCCAGCAGCCATGTTAGCCAAGTTGGTCTGGGAGAGAACCCCCTGATTAGCCAAAGCAAACTGCGCTGCACGGTCATCATTAGCCATAGCGGCAGCGTTCTGAGCCGAAGCACCAAACTGACTAGCTTGGTTGAACGCAGCCATGTTTGCCGTACCAGCTTGCATTTGAGCCTGCTGATTCGCCATTGCAAACTGGGCGGCCTGCTGAGCATTTGCCATAGCAGCAGCATTTTGTGCAGCAGCACCAAATTCAGCAGCTTGATTACGCGCACCAGCCGTAAAACGAGCAGCCTCATTTCCAGAACTAGCACCAAACTGTGCTGCTTGATTAATTGCAGCCTGATCGGCCAAGGAAAGCTGAGTGGCTACTCCCTGATTAGACATAGCAGCTTGTAAATTGGCTGCTTGATTGGCCTGTTGTAGACCAAGATCTTGTCCATAAACACCCGTAGCAAAGCCACGGCTGGCAGAGAGGTCGGCAAGGTAGGCTTGATTAAGAGCCGAGGCTTGCTGAATGTCCTGAGCTTGACGCTGACGAACGGCATCCGCACGGCTCATGGCTTCAGCAGCAATGGCCTGATTGCTCATCTCTAGGCCACGAGCAGCAAAAGCTTCACGAGTGGCTTGCTGAGCATTGCGCAGTTCCTCGGGGGACAGTTGGCCCGTAGATGTAGCCATCTGAGCCGCACGCTGGCGGAAGGTCTCAGAGGCAGAGGTGGGCGCGGCGGCAAGAGCCTGTCCGTACAGCGACTGACCGAGAGCACCCTGAGCCACCTGTTGAGCAGCAACGTCAGCAACGCTACGAGCCTGAGCAGCAGAGTACCTTTCTGCGTTATAACCTTGAGCGTTATAACCTTGAGCAGCAACCGTAGGGGCAGCACCCAAAAGGGACGCCTGCATCTGCGCAGCCGTGTACCCCTGCTGTTGAACAGTCGGAGCGGCACCAAGCGTAGCAGCAGCCGCACGTTCAGCACCAAAGCCCTGCTGTTGCACCAAAGGAACAGCACCAGCCGATACCGCCTGCATCGTCGGAGCAGCACCAGCCAAAGCAGCCTGAGCTTGCGGAGCAGCCCCAGCCATAGTGGCTTGACCCTGCGCTGCTTGAAAGCCCTGCAAGGATACAGGTTGAGCAGCCGCCTGTTGCGCAGCCGTACCAGTTGTAGCCTGATAGCCTTGGAGGTCTACTTGCGGACCTTGGTCAATCGTATTGGCCGTAGCCTGCGCTACGCCGACATCGCCAAGTCGCTGTGCTCCGGTGATTGCGTTTTGCAGCCCACCGTAAAAGTCAGTCTTGCCACCCATGCCCCGCGCAGCCTCAAGCTGAGCGAACATCTGGGGGTTGGCCTGCATAAGCGCAGAGAGATAGCCTCCGCTCTGGCTCTGAAGGGCGCGGATGTCTGCATCGCGCTGGAGACGGTCAGCCGTTTCCTGAGTCTTAACAAGCTGTGGCGTAACCTGATTGAGAATGTCAATGACACCAGCCTGTCCGTCTACGCCGCGAAGATATTGCTCCTGCTCTTGAAGGTTGAGCTTCGTGTACTGCGGACGGAACTGCTGCTCTGCGCCCAGCAGCTTCTCCTGCAACGCCGGATCGGCCATTGCGTTGATGTAATCCAACGATGCTTTGCCGGGATCAACGGGAGCCGGGGCGGGAGGCGGGGCAGATACGGATGTTTTCATTTACGCAAGTCGCTCGAATGTAGACGCATTGTACCATCGAAACCGATTAGTGCCGTCCTTGTTGCGCCGCCACCCAATGTAGGGCAACTGGTAGGGAGCTTGGTTCAAGAACCACTTGAGGCAGTTCTTTCCTACCGCGCAATGGACATACCAACAATCGGGGTTTTCGGGATGCCAACAATCATCCCCCTTCGCTATCTCAATGGGCTTAGCCATGAGGAACCTGTCCTCAAAACTAAGCACCACTCCGTTGGTTAGATACCAAGTAAGCTGTTCCTCAAAGTTGAGGCCGCGTTCCACGAACATTTTCTTGGCCTCATAAATAGGCTTCATTAACTAGCTTCTGTCACAGAACGGAACGCCTGAGAAGCCTCAAGTTTCACCATTCGCAGCTTGGGTCGGCCCTTGGTTGGCACGAACTTCATCTGCATCCCGTAGGCGCGGATGTTGCCAATACGGCCACGGACAGAGCTATCCTCCGCGATAGGAAGGTCGAAGCCAAGACTTTCGGCTAGGGTGTACATTTCCGCCTCCTTGTCGATGTTCTCCGAAATCATCGTAATTTCGGCATCGCTAGGCTCCTGATCGGAGGATTCGACGTGAACCTCGTAAGCATTGAAGCTCTTGCGGCCAACGTCCGCAAACGTGTACTGACGGGTAACCACCTCCGACTCAATGGGGTAGGGCGTAGAGGCTGCACCGGGACGGGTGTAGATGTAGTCGAAAGCGTCAGGACGTTCGTCAATGACGTGTACGCCGCCAAAGCTGTTAACAGCGTATAGCTTGTTCACCCCGCCCGCTCCGCTGACAATCAGATTGGCAATGTTCCAGCCGCTCTGGTCAATCAGGTCCATGCTCTCCCAACCTTGATTCAGCAGGTTGTAGATCAGGATAGCGTTGTTGGTCGTGCTGCCGTCAATCGGTACTGCAATCCAATAGCGATTGTCGTGATAGACGGCTACGGCGTTGTGCGCGTAGTCTGGGTTAATCCGCTTGATGAGAGGATTGATGGGGTCAGACAATGGCAGTCCTGCGCCGCGAAGGTTGTACAGGTCTTGAAACTGCGTAGCGTAGATGCCGTTGTCCGACAGGAAGAAGATCTTGTCGCCAATGGTAACGACACTCTTTTGCGCTACCAGTCCTGCTTCACGGGTGATTTCCTTAAGCGCAATGTCGTTCAGCGAACCACTCAGCCCCATCATCAGGTGGATGGAGTTGCGGTTGAAGATGACGGCGTTATCCTCAGTAAACGGATGAACATACTGAAGATAGTCAGCGATGCCAGCAGTTACCTTTAGCTGGTTGAGGATGCGGTCGTAAGTGTCCGAGTCAAAGATGTCGGACAAAAGAATCTCATCACGCACATTACGGCTCGTAATCGTCTCGCTGCCGCTACTGCCAGAGGTCGTGTAGTAGTAGGGAACAATCAGACGACGCTGGTGGTACACCCCCCATGCGGGCGCGGGCATGTGCGTGAAGCCAAGCTGGGAAGGCTGTCTCTTGGCGTACACCACCGTAGTGGCTGCGCTATCGGAAATCTCTGCGTAGAACGTAAAGCTACCAGTTCCCGGCACGGTGGCTACAACGTAGGGCGTTCCCTCGCTTAGTTCGGTAGTGCCGTTGTTTACAACGAAAATCAAGCTGCCAATGCTCAAGCCGTGAGACGCTGCTGTGACGGTGACTACGCCATCCGTGATGCTTGTGTTATTCGATGCATCCAAATAGGTGCTTGCCGCGTAGTCTCCATTAGCTACCTTCGTGAACGCTGGGGAGCCAGAGAAGCTGCCGTTCCATTGCAGAGCCGTAGCTCCGTCGCGGAAGATAAACACCTTGTTGAAGGCTTGCAGCATATTCACCGACGACGTGAGCGTAATCCCCGTGGGGTACGCAATCGTGGTGGTAGCCTTCGTCGTCATGTTGATGGCGACGGCGTTCTCGTACAGGGCTAGAATGATGTACTCCTGACTATCGCTCGCAGGGTCAGAGAATAGGCAGGAGCCAAATGCGCCGTTGAGGGCCGTAGTGCCAACGATAGCTCCACCAGCCTTGGACGCACCAGTAACTGAATAAGTCTCGCTGCCTGTAGCTCCAGCAATGGTGTAGGTGAAGGTATTGAGGCCCGTAACCGTGACGGTCTTGTTGCCGTTGGGGTCTACGGTGCCGGGGCCAACATCCACAATGGCTACGACGTAAGACGACGAGAAGCCATGATTGGTTGAGGTCGTAATCGTAACCGTCGTACCAGATCGGGTGGCCGAGCTAATAACCACTTCGGGCCACAGGTAGAACGGCAAGGCAAGAGCCTCGTTCACAGACCCAATCGTGGGTCCAAACGTATCTACGCCGGGACGCACTTGCCACGTCCCATCGACGTTCATGCGTCCGTTTACGGACATAGCAAGCTCGCCAGCCTTCAGTTGGTCGGGGCGTAGCCGATTACCAAACCGGGAAAAGCCAATGTCTGCGTCCTCCGTGAGTTGATTGTCACGGGGGCCAAAGTTGCTGTAACGAGGCATGGCGATAGTTTACACCATCCCCGAGCCAACTACTTCATCTTCCGACGCTTGAAGTCAACGCCCTTGATGGTGCCTTTGTTACGGGAAGCGTAGAACACGGACTCGCCGCGCTTCTTCCCATACTCTTCCATCATGGCCTTCTTGATCTTCTTACCCTTCTTAGTGAGTGGCATATTACTTACAGGGCTTACGCTTGCCCATTTCACAGTTGCGCTTTTTGCAGTTCATTTTACCCTCCCCTTCGTTTTCATCCTCCATCATGTCTTCAGCGTCTTCAAAAGCCTCTTCGGCTTCCTTCATGCGCTTGTAGAGCATGAACTCCTGTTTCATTGAGCGATTTTTACGGTTTTCCTTCATGGTTAACAGTCCCAAGCCCGCCGACTCCAATAGTTAGCGGAAAGTTTGTTGGTCTTGCCTTTGATGCCGCCAGACCGAGCGCAGTAGCTCTTCTTGCGGGCAGGCTGGTTCTTCTTGATCGTCATGTTAGCATCCCCAAAGCGAACGATGCGCTCCTGTCCATTCTGGCAGGCTTTGACGACGAACTTCTTGCCGCCCTGCACGTCCCTGCGCGGGACGTTACACTTCATAGCCTTCTTATTCATCGCTCTTTAGGATCTTGATGAGCTTGGTAACGGTGTAGGCAATCGACACTAGAACAAGGATGAAGGCCGCGATCTCGTTCACTTGAGTGAGGGTGATCGTCCCAAATGAACCTCCCACGCTTACCGCAACCACCTTAGTGATATCGTTATCGAAGATCATTTGCGGATAAGGGCAGTCATACGGCTACCGAACCACCACGCAACTGAGGTGCCTGCCAACATCATGAAGCTCTGGATGGCTTCCACCTTCAGGTATTGGTCCTCGATCAGGAAGAAGCTGATGAAGGAACCAAGCACTAGGCCGATGGTGAGGAAGGGGCGGGTGACGGCGCGGACGTTAGCTGCCCACGGTGCAACCTTCTCCGTCATGTCTGCGGCAGATGCCGACTGGGATGCCGCAAATGCGTTCCATGCCGCAAGTGCCTCAGCACTAGCAGCTTGCTTATCAAGCATATCCAACGCAAACTTGTTGTCCTGCTTCTTCTCCCAGATGCGGATCACCGACGTAGCAACGCTGCCGAACAGTCCAAAGAGACCGCCCGTACCAGCATTGAAGAGAAGCTCGGACCACCAGTTCATGTCGTGTAGTTCACTTGGGCCATGCCCCGCCAGCGTGCGCCGCTGTCGTCAGTAACAAACACAAAGAGGTGGGTCTTGCCCGTGGACAGAGTGGGGGCCGTATCGTTCGGCCACTTTACCGTAGCAGGCCAGCTAATCGTTCCCGACGTGTTCTCCACCTCAAGGGCAAACGCATACGCGCCAGAGGGGGCGTTGCTGAAGGTGAACGTGCTGTTGGCGTTAATTGTCTTGGTGAAGTAATTGCCCAGCGAACAATCGATATCTAAGGCACCTACAGCCGTTACCGCACTCTTATACTGTCCCGTGGCCTCAAGGCTCGTAAACTTGCCGGAAGAGGCCGTAGAAGAGCCAATAGGGCGCGGGCTGGCAAATACCTGAGCAGCCGTCGTCTTACGAAGGGCTACATCCGCCGCGCTATGCACCAGAATCGTATCAGCGTCAGCTAGTACCGTCTTGGCCGTCTGATCCGTAACGGCACCGGGGAGCAGTACGGCATCATCAACATGGTCGTTGAGATTGGTTGCCGATACGAGGTTCGACGGGGAGGTCGTCCCGTAGGTGGTGCCTTTTTGAATCTGGGCCATGACTTAGTATATCAGGGCTTTACGGGCCAGACGACGTTGTGCGGGAATCCAGCCTGAGCCGTGATGTCGCGGAGAGCCTGACGATAGGTAGTCCACTCCACCTTGGTGGGGTTGTCCAAGGGCGTGTCGTTAAGCTGGGTCCAGTCGCACTCGGTGAGCTTGGCATTGCGTTCGCGGCGTACAGCAGCCGCCTTCTGGGCATCAATCTCAGCCTTCTCTTCCGCCGTATACTTAACCCACAGCTTTACCTCAACCACTTCATTCGGGTTGATGACGAACACAGACCCCGAAAACTTCTCATCAACGATACCCTCATCAATACGAACCGGGAGCCAGCCAAGGGGACGAAGCTCGTCATTGCTCAGCCAGTTGAGGCCAGACACATTGCGCCAGCTACTCGGCAGGGCGCGAGGCCCGTCAACAATGGCGTTATTCTCTACCAGACAGTAGTTCATGTTCGTAGTTTAGGGCTTTGATTTCCTCAAAGGGGTGGGTCCAATCGCCATACTTCTGCTGACGGAACAGCCGCATAGAGTTGTAGTAGGGCGTCTTAGGACCGGGTTCTGCGTACAGATAATACCCCATTACTGGGATGACAACCCACGTCGGAACACCCATTGCCGCAGAAAGGTGGCTTACGGACGTACAGGACGAGATTACGAGGTCGCAGGTGCTGACAACGGCTTGGGTATCGTCCCATGTATCAAGTGGCACCGTCTGCACCCAATCGGGCTTGTATTCCAAGTCTGCGTCCCGTTGCAGGCTGATAAACTCTACGTTGTCCCGTTTGACCGCATCAAAGAACAGGGGTGCCGGGAATAGCTTGTGGTGCTGGGCCTCAAACTGCTTGTTGCCCGACCAGCGTAGACCCACCCGCAGTTTCTTAAAGTAACCACGGTACGGAATTTTGTCGAGGTACGGGACGCCATAAATCATCTCCTTAGACAGATTCATGTATGCCGGGGCTGACATAGCCGCCATCCAGCAGTCGTGATAGACGCCGTACTCTGCACCGTGCTGCACCACCGCTGAGCAGAGGTTGGCGTTGTTGACAAACCGCACCAACTCTGGAGAGCAGGAAATGATGATGTCGGCCACTCCCTGTTCGCGGACATTGCGGATGTAGCCTAGCTGCTGGATCTGGTCGCCCAGTCCACCTTCAAGGTACATGAGCAACGTAGCGCATGGCTTGCCGTTCCACTCAGGCTGTGGCGTGTTGGGCGGGCTGTTGCCAAATACCCCTACCTTACGACCACGGTAGAGCAGTTGATGGCCGAGGCGGAAGTTGCCATCGTGCAACTCGTACCACCCACGATTGAAGGCGGCGCGGTTATCGTTGGGGCGTTCGATAGCCAGCTTGTCGGCAATGCGTCGTCCCTCCTTGAAGTCCCCTAGTGTGGAAGCGGCTAGTTGGAAATCAAGGTCATCCACCTCTGGCTTGGTGCGCGGCTCAGGCAACCAAAACTCGGGTTGGCAGAACTGCGAGTAGTGGCATCCAAGAACGTCTTTAGCCAACTGGTTGTGCTGCCGTGCCAGCTTCGGCTTGATGTCGTGCATCCCAGCGTAGCCATGAATGAACTCGTCGTTTTCCTTCACGCTCGATCCGTCGATGTTATCAAAATCGTAGTCGAACGGCGGCAGATCGAGAAAGACGTGGATGCGATCTAGCTCGCGCTTCGGATTGGCAAGCAAGTCCTCGTACTCAACGAATAGGAAGCACTCGGGAAACGCACGATAACCAGCTTCAAGCGTCTGGTACGCGGCTTTCAAGTGCGCGAACAGTTCGCCTTTTTCAATGAACGCGGTAAGGTTGTCGGGCTTGGCTACGCGCACGAACGAAGCAGCGCAGTCAGGCACGCTGCGGACTGTTGCGATGATCTTCGGCTGACAACCGAGCACCTGAGCCATCGAGCGGATAATCACCGGAACGGGCCAGCCACGGCTCTTGTCGATGACAACTGGCTTGGTGGTTTCGTCTAAATGAAACGTTGTCGCAACCACGCGCATCGCGTGTTTGAGCTTTTTACGCTCTGGGTCGCTGTCGTTCAGCAGCGGCGCGTCTCGCCATGTGTTTGCAAGCCCGTCCATTGCGTGGACGAGTCCCGAGGTGGTCGAGACGTGTGTCTGCGGATTTTGATTTAGGATTGCCGCTAGGACTGTAGATCCTGAGCGTGGTAGGCCAGAAAGGAAATGAATCAATTGTGTTTAAAAATTAGCTTTCTGTAATAGCTGCGGCGTGGTCAAATCCTGCTGCAACACTCGCCCACGTTGTCAACGAGCCAACTTGTACAGGAGAGGAGCGGTTGGTAGTGTCTCCCAAACCAAGCTGGCCGCTGTTGTTATATCCAAATGTCCACAGTGTTCCATCCGTTTTGATGGCTGCTGTATAGCTGTATCCCGCTGCGGCACTTAACCATGTTGTTAATGCTCCTACTTGCACGGGGGATGAACGATAGGTCGTGTTCCCTTGTCCAAGTTGACCAAAAGAATTGCGACCAAAGGCCCAGAGTGTTCCGTCAGTTTTGACTGCTACGGTGTGATAGGTGCCTCCTGCAACACTTAACCACGTCGTTAGCGCACCAACTTGCACGGGTGAGGAACGGTTGGTTGTGTCTCCTAGTCCGAGTTGACCGTGGGTGTTTTTTCCAAAGGTCCACAGCGTTCCATCGGTTTTAATGGCTGCTGTGTGGAGATATCCCGCACCAACGCTTGCCCACGTTGTTAATGAGCCAACTTGTACAGGAGAAGATCGGTAGGTCGTGTCTCCTAGGCCGAGTTGGCCGTTGTCGTTGAATCCAAAGGTCCACAGCGTTCCGTCGGTTTTGATAGCAGCGGTGTGATTGCTTCCTGCTGCAACTCTCGCCCACGTCGTTAATGCGCCAACTTGGACAGGAGAGGAACGATTAGTTGTATCCCCTAGGCCAAGCTGTCCAACACCGTTGAAGCCAAACGTCCACAACGTTCCGTCTGTTTTAATCGCTGCTGTGTGGCTGCTTCCTGTTGCGACAGTTGACCATGTCGTTAATGAGCCAACTTGTGCAGGAGATGATCGGTTAGTAGTGTTCCCTAAACCAAGTTGTCCAGCGTTGTTATATCCAAATGTCCATAACGTGCCATCGTTTTTAATGGCTACTGTGTGTCCATTTCCTGCCCAAACATTTGACCACGTTGTCAATGCTCCAACTTGGACGGGAGATGAACGGCTGGTTATGTCTCCTAGGCCAAGTTGACCGTATACGTTCCGCCCCCAAGCATACAGCTTGTTATCTGCGCCACCAGCCCCAGCCCCACCCATTGCAAGTCGTAGAATGTTCGGGTCCATGATTAGTTAACGTAGTCAACGAGGGATGCGCCGCGCCAGCGGGTGCCGCCGTCATCTGTGACAAAGATAAAGATATGCGTTTTGCCAGTAGTCAAAGTGGGAGCCGTGTCCTTCGGCCATTTCACCGAGGTCGGCCAAGTGATGGTGCCTGACGTATGCGTTAACTCAAGAGCAAATGCGTAGGCGCGGCTTGCGGGGGGACTGCTAAACGTAAACGTTGAGTTAGCCGAAATGGTCTTCGTGAAGTAGTTGGCCGTCGAGCAGTCGATGTCGAGCGCGGCTACAGCCGTGATGTTGGAAGCGTAGTTGCCAGACAGGTCGAGTTTGCTTGCTGGGGAGGTCTGTCCAATTCCCATCCGGCCATTGGACTCAATGCGGAATACCTCCGTGCCGCCCTCCGTAAAGGCGATAGAGTCAGCAGCCGGGAAGAAAATACCCGTGTTGGTGTCGCCGCTAGTGGTGATCGCGGGTGCGGACACCGTGCCAGCACTAACCGTAGCTACACCCGTAGCCTCAAGCGTCGTAAACTTACCAGCCGCAGGAGCCGTTCCGCCAATAGCAGGAGGAGAGGCTAGATAGTCGGAGAATCCCGTGCCGCTCACCGTGCTCGATGCGCTCAGCGTCGTAAACGCGCCTGTAGAGGCACTAGACGCCCCAATAGTAGTGCCGTTGATGGACCCACCAGAAATTGTGACGTTGCTGGCGTCTTGGCTAGAGATGGTGCCAAGCGTAGGCAGACCAGTCAGGTCTGAGTATTTTCCGCTAGTGGCGACAGTAGCAAGAGTCGGCGTGCCGCTCAGGTCGGCATACGCCCCCGTAGTGGCAACAGTAGCTAGTCCGCTGACGTTAGCCGCCGGGACTGTTCCCGTGCTAATCGTGCCAAGGGTGGTGATGTTTGTGCTGCCAGCCCAAGTGCTGAGAGCCGTGTTCTCTACGTTGCTAAGACCGATAGCGGTTTTCGCGGAACTGGCAGAGTAGTTCTCCCAACGCTTATCTCCACCGTCATAGACGAGGAAGTCGTTATTGGTCGGGGACGTAAGCTGTACGTTCTGGTCCGTTCCACCAAGCTGCGAGCCGGGGAAGATCTTGACGTAAATCGAGCCAGAGCTACCGGAACCAGCGTTAGTAACGATACCAATTTCAGCCTTAATATTGGGCGCAGCGGGCTTGGTAGCCGTCATTGCTCCACCGCCAGCCGGATCGTACCAAAGCGTATCGTTGTCTACATACGCCGACGTGTTTAAGTTGGGGACCAGCCCCATTGCAATAACTCGACCAAAGCCGTTAAGGGCAATATTCTCAAAAGCTACACCAACAAAAGCATTGCCATCCGTAATGCCAGTAGTTGAGGGACCAAACGTAATTACACCAGAAGCCCCAACAACGCCCGTCTTCATTATCAACTGACCCTTAGTGATTGCGGCAGACGCCTTGCCGTACACCATAATCTGTTCGTTAAGCTGGCTGGTAAAACCACCGCTATCGACATGAACATTCAGCGTTCCGGTGGAACCCCACCAAAGTTTGCCTTCCGTTGGAGTGACGGTAGCCGCTGTATCAAACTGGATAAAATCAGGGGACGACAGTCCTCCCGTGATGCTAGCCATGGACGTGATGTCCGTGTTAGCACCAGACGCTGCCGCACCTAGATTAGCACGGGCATCGGTAGCGTTAGTAGCTCCGGTGCCGCCTTGAGAGACGGGCAGGGTGCCGCTAAGCGTTGTGGACACAGGGGTGTCCAGCAGCAGCGTCTTGAAGATGTCCATCTTAGAGGTAGTTGAGTTCCTGCGCTTCGATCACAGCATCGCTTGAGGCTTCGCGGATTGCGCGGGCTTTAAGGGCCATAGTGCGCGTCCAGTAGGCCGAGCTATTGGCAGGCAGACGGAAGCCCTTGGTGGCCGTAGGATCGGTGGTTCCGTCGAAGGTAACGCGAATGTCTGCATTGGTCACCTGTACCAGAACGTGTTCCGTGTCCGTAGCCAGCGTCCAGTCAAGGAACGCCACCGCCGACGAACTCACCGTGCGCTGCTTGTGGGTCGTGCCATTCTGGGGGATGGCCTGCGACGGGGTATTGACGATGCGTGCGTTAGGCATGACTTAGATCGAGAACGGGGTGGCCTGTACAGCGGCGTCTGACGCGCCAGCGCGGATGAACTTAGCGAGACGGGCAGTTTCCTTGTTCCAAAAGAACGGCTGCACCCCGGCCTTGAACAAATGTCCGTTGGATGCCGTAGGAGTGGAGCCGTCAAAGGTCACCATAACGTCAGCCGTTTGCACGTCAATGAGAACGTACTTGGTCTTCGCGCTGCTCCAGCCAGCGGTGAGGCTGACGGCAGCGGTGCTTACGATCAGACGTTCATCAGCTTCGCCCGTGGGCTGCGGATAGAGATTAACAACAAGGGAGTTATTCATGTTTAGCGGAACTGACGTGAAGTGTAAGTAGAGAATCGGCGGTAGAGGCCATTCATGTTGCGCTGCTGACTGGCCTTCTGCATCTCCGTGTCGAGGTACATCTGTGCCACTTGCTCCTCAGCCATAGCCTTGTCCACCTGACCGTCCATGCGGAGGAAGTCGGCGTAAGTAGCGTGCGCGGCGTAGTAGAACCACTCTTGGGGGATGTTAGCAGATCCCGTGGCATACGGGCCATCCCAGATGGCTTTGTACGTTACCCAGAAGCCCGTCAGGTCTGGGTAGTTGTCGATCAGCTTAGCCCCATCGACATCGACGTAGTATTCGTACTCCCAGCTACCACCGTTCTTGATGGGGTTACGGTCGTGCAGGCGGGCAAAGATTTCCACATCCGGCATAACTACCGGGGTTAACAGCCCCGTGCCAGTATAGGTTTCAGTTCCCGTGCCGCTGGTAAGGTCGTAAGTGACGGTTTGGCCGTCAACGGACGTAATCTCGTAAGTGCCGTTAGGGCTGACACTTCCAGACAAACCGCTAATCGTCACCTTCTGCCCCACCGTAACGTCGAAGTCTACACCACCCGTAACGAACGTCACCGTCTGACCGCTGCGCGTAACGCTGGATGCCATGCGAGCACCATTGGCAGAATCATAGCTGTAGGGGACGTAGCCATTCGGAGCAGGACGAGCATCAAGCCGCATATAGCGCGGCCACACGTCGCACGCATCATACGCCTGCCGCAGCCGACGATTAGCCATCGCCAGAATCTTTGTGGATTCGGTCGGCGCAAACTCATCCACACCAGCGAGGGCGCGGATAAGTTCAAACAGGTCCGTATAGGTGCGATTGGTCATGCTTTGTTAGGCGAAAGCTCGGGCATCTTCTTGTTGAAGTAGGACATGAACTCACGGCTATGCACCGTCTCATGCCCATATTTCTTCACCAAGCGGAAATACTCGCGGGCAGGCATAACACCGACACACTTGCCCAAACCGGGGATGGACTTGTGGTCGCGCATCATGCTCGCTTGCGCCTTAGCTACATTAACACGTTCAATCTCTGTCGCCTTCTCAATCTCAAGACTACGAACGATTTCCTTGCGGAGTTCGGCGTCAATTTCCTGTCTGGAAAACTCAGGCTGGGCCACTTTGATGTGCATAAAAAAGCCACCCCCAGTTAAGAGGGTGGCTCATTTTAACACAAGAAGTGTTTACGAGGTCGGGCACTCCATCTGACGCCAAGCGAGAACCCAGCTACCAGCCGTGAGGTTGGCAACCGTGCCGTTCAGCTCAACGATGAGGTCAACCGCCGACGCCGTGTTGTTGGCGTAGCCGTTAACAACATTGGAGGTCGTCGCGGAACCGGAGTCGGTGCCGACAAAGGCATCGCCCGTGTTCCAGATAACCTTCGTCAGAGCGTCAACGTCGCCGTTGTCGATGAACTCATCCGGGTCAGCCGCCGTCACACCAAAGTCAATGGTGAGGTCGGTCGCGCCAGCCGGATCAACCACCTGAAAAAGGACAGCGGTATCGACAATACCACCAGCCCCGAGCTTGCCAGCCTTGAACTGGTTCGCCGCACCGATGGTGCTAAGGAAGCCAGAACGCTGAAGGTCAACGTAATCAAACGCAACCTTGTGGGTGAAGCCAGCAGCGGCTTCATTAATCGTGAGTTTAGCCATGTTAGTGATCTCCTAAGCTAAGGGTTAGCTGAGCGTGGTGATCTTACCATGCGCGCCCGGATGCTTGACCAGCAGGGTCATCGCGCAGTCAACATAACCGCGCTCGCCACCGCCGAGGTTCGGCAGACGGGTCGATCCGAGCGGGATCAGTTCCGCAACACCGTAGAACTCCGGATTGACGAGGTAGCCCGTGTCCTTGTTCGTGGTGTCCGGAGCGCAATCCGGATTCATGTTCACGATGGAGACGATGCCATGATCGGACTCATAGAGTTCGACCGACAGCTTGATCGTCGCCTCGCCACCCTCGTAAGCCACACGGCGAACCGAGTAGTCCGAGCTACCCGACGTGCGGGCGAAGTCGCTGATGACGCGGCGCAGGGCCGTGTCAGCAACCAGCGTCAGACCATTCGACGTACCCGTAACGCGGTAGATCGAGGTGATGAGGTTGTTGAACACCGTCTCGTTGAACGTACCCGAGGCGTGGATGGAGCCAGCCGGGGTGCGGTAGGTGGACGGAACATCCGCCGGACCAGCCGAGTCGATCCAGTCGCCAAGGCCGCGCAGGCCGTAGGGCGTACCAGCACCATCTTCCACGGTGCGGTCGTTGTTGGAGATCAGGGTCGCCTCGATGTCGCGCTTGATTTCGCGGACAGCCTTCGCCTCAGCCTGAGCGATCTTGGCGGGACCAACGCTATCGACAGCGTTCTGGAGGTCGGACACCACGTAATCGCGGCGGAACTTCTGGATGTAGTTACCCAGACGAGCGCGGTTGGCGAACTTGTCCGTGAACACCGTGACATCGGAACCTTCCGCAACGCCCGTGGTGACGGGAGCCGAGAGGCTGTCAACGGTCCACTCCACGAAGGTAGCGGACGCCTTGGACTTAGCAGCAGACGAGAGAACCGGAGTCTCCTCGGGGGCGAGGATCGTCAGGACATCGAGAAGGTCTTCGCGGTTAGAAACAGCGGAACCCGGATTGGTCGTATCGTAGGTATTAGAGAAAGACATTGTAGTAGTAGTTTACTTGCGTTTAGAGAGTTGTGCTGCACGAAGGGCAATGAAGTCACTTACGCTGCCAGAATCGGCCAATCGCTTAGAGACTTCCTTCACGTTGCGTTCTCCCTGAGTAGGCGTCCGATCCCCTGCCGCTGCTGCGGACGAAGGCGCACCGGGAGGGGTGAGCTTGGGGGACGGCTTGCCATCCAACGGGATAGCCTTACGGGCGAACATAGAGTTCGCGGCGTGAGCTAAGAGATAGGGAAGCTGAGGGGCAATTTCGGGCATTGCCTTTTCCACATCCTTAAGACGCGGATCATTCAGCATCGCAAAG